AGGCAGTTTTCGTGTGAGTCTATAAAGGTCGGACGATGCCGATAGCCAGCCAGCAGGACGCGGCTCTGGTCGCCGCGATGGCTCAACAGTCCGCTGAGGACGCGGACATTATCACGGAGTTGCTCGACGCCGGGTGCTCGTTCGACGAGTGCGCGGCGGCGTTCTCGGACGGCAAGGTGGTCAACTGATGGCCGATCCAACCCCACCACCTCTGTCCGGCATCGCCCGGCGCAAGCGCAAAGACGCCGGTATCCCGCGCCGATCCACGCTCGATGCTCTTTACGACACGTTCGCCGATCTGACTCCAGCACAGCAGCGCGGTGTGCTGGAGATCCTCGGCGTGATCCATCGACAGGCCGCGCGCAACGAACTTACACCGAAGACCGAAATCAAGGAGTAACGTGGAACAACTCAACGAGCAACTGACAATCGAAAACGCGTCCATTGAAGAGTGGACACACCGGCGAACAAAGAAAGACGGACTGAAGGTTAACTTCACGGTTAGCGCGATGCTGCCGAGGTTACTCGCCGACCAACTCAAGTGCGGCGGCATTTACGACAATGACACTAAGCGCGTGGACTTGACGCACAAGCTCAAAGACATCGAGCTTATTGTGCCGGTGCCGGGCGTCGAAGGTGGACTAAGTTCATTCTTCCCAGACGTGCTGTACGCCTTTCACGCGCTGCGCGATGAGCAGCAATTCACGCTCGAATTCTCGGTTCACGTGACGGTGCGCGCCGAGGAACTGCACGAGATCCTCAAGGGGCTTCCGGATGTGATTACGCTGTCCGTACGACCGCGCCAGGGGCAGTTATTTGAGGGCGGAACGCGGGTCGATGTGACACCTACAGGAGAGCTTCTGAAGCGTGTGATCGCGGGCGCGAAGGAAGGCGATGACGCGCTGGCACAGGAGATCTTAGCGGGCGTCGGTGAGCCAGACACGGGCTGCGTAGCCTGCAACAACGCCATCCCAATGCGCGACGATCGATTTCACATGACCGGCGTGGAATGCACGAAGTTCGCCGGCGAACTGGACAAAGAGGCTCCGTTGGTGTCGGCTGTCACGATGGGCGGCACGCATCAGAAGCGCAAGCCCCGCGCCGGATCGGGCACGGTGAACTGACGTGAAGACAGTTTACTTTGACTTCGAGACTGGTGGCGTGCTCGAAACGCAGCCGTCGATTCAACTCGCAGCAATCGTCATTGACGACGCGACCGGCGAAGAGTTGGCCAACTTCGAGCGAAAGATAAAGTTCGATCCGGCCGCGTGCGATCCGAAAGCGCTGGAGATCAACCACTACACCGAGGAAGCGTGGAAGGATGCCAAGCCGGCGCCGCGCGTGGCTGCTGAATTCTCGGACTTCATCCGGCCTCATTTGTGCATTGAGATGATGTCGAAACGCACAGGAGCGCCCTACTACGTGGCCAAGGCTGCCGGGTACAACGCACTCACGTTCGACTGGCCGCGACTCAAGGCACTGTTTGCAACGCAGTTCCTGCCGGTCTCTTACCACGTGCGAGACTGTCTCCAGCGGGCTATGTGGTGGTTCGATGAGCACCAGGAAGCCGCGCGACCGAAAGACCTGAAGCTGAGCACGGTGTGCGAGTACTTCGGAATCGCCGTGGACGGCGCGCATGATGCCCTGGTGGACGTGCGACTGACGGCCGCTCTGGCGCGACGGCTCGCAAATGGCAAATGACGTTCCCGGCTTCGTCGTTCGCGGCGTGACCCGCAGTAAGAAGAACTCGCCACGCGTGGTCAACATCGGACCCATGTGCCGAGTGTGCGGCAAGCGCGGCGGGTTCCCCAAGGTGCTGCCGTCGCAGGCATATTGCGATTGGGAAGCCGACGCGATCCGCCAGTGCATGACGATCAAACCGAAGTTGATCGCGGCCGGCGTAGAGCTTCCCATCGTGCATCCCATCGGCATCGAGGCGGTATTTTACTTAGCGCCGACCAAAGCGGGACTTATGCGCCTCGATTGTCCCGACTTATCAAACTTACTAGAAGCGGTGGGTGACATGTTACAGGAGTCCGGCATCATCAAGGATGATCGACAGATTGCGGACTGGGACGGAAGCCGCAGGTTACTCGGTGAACCGCGCGTCGAGATCTACATTACAATACTGGAAATGGTCCCAGTGCAGGAGCAACTCATTGCCACGCGCTAAAGGCACTCCCAATTCACGCCTCCGCTGCGAGTGCGGGCGCTGTCCGACGTGCAAGCACCGCGAGCGCGACCGGCGCATCGCGGCGGGTGCCCACGTGCCCGAGAAGCGAGAGCGGGCCATCGCTGTGCCGGATGCGCTCGCCAAGCCGCACGGAGGCTGGGGCAGCATGCAGGCGTGCGCACTGGGCGGCGTGATGTCGGAGGCTGCGCGCAAACAGGGAGTGCTGTTCGCCCGGCTGAACGAGCGATTCGCGGCGCGGGTGGCGGGGGCGATTGGTGGGTAAGCCGCTGTGCATTGATCTCTTTTGCGGGCTCGGGGGCTGGTCGGAAGGCTTCCTTTCTGAAGGCTGGGACGTGGTGGGATTCGACATCGAGCGCCACCGTTACCAGGCCCATGCGTTGGCGGATTCGTCGGACGGCATAAAGGCCGGCAATATTATATGGAACCCCGCGCATCCAGACTTCAGGGGAGAGACATTCCACTCCACGAATACCCGCAGGCTGCGCGAATCGCCACTTGTTGGCGGGTGGTCAGAATACCCCGCGCAACTCGTGATCCAAGACGTGCTCACGCTGGACGGCAAGCAATTCCGAAATGCCGACTGCATCGTAGCTTCCCCGCCCTGCCAAGAGTATTCGTACATGGCGATGCCCTGGAGTCGAGCAAAGCAGATTGCGGCGGCGCTGAGAGGAAAAGGTGCGTTTCCCGAAGGGTACGTCGGCTCACGCACCATCCCCGAACTGAAGGCCCTCTTTGACGCCTGTTTTCGCATCCAGCGGGAGGCGTGCGAAACTGCCGGCCGACACATCCCGATGGTAGTCGAGAACGTCAAGGGCGCCCAACCGTGGGTCGGCAGAGCGAACGCGAACTTCGGGAGCTTCTATTTCTGGGGCGACGTGGCCATGGTTGGCGGGCAGGTAGTCGCGGGAATGCCGCAGTTCGGACAGACCGTGAAGGCAGCGCGGCGAACGCGGAAACAGGCCGGCCGGAATTTTCACTTTCCCGAAAAGTACGGCATCCCCTCGCCTTCGTTCCACGGGGCAGAGCACGAAGAGAGCGTGGCGGCCGCCCTGCAATTGGCGGGCTCGAAGAATACCGGAGGCTCCTGGTTCGACGTGGCGCACAACACCGAATCAGGCACGGGGAAGAACCCAGTGAACGGCGTCAAACAGCACGGCAGCGGCCCTGAGTGGTTCGATCAAGACATCGCCAAGCATTCCTCTCAGTCCGACTCCCGCAAGGCAGCAAGCGCCCAGATCGCGAAGATTCCATTTCCCCTAGCGAGTTACATTGCACGGGTGCTCAAGCCATGACGAACGCCGAGAAAGAGCGAACCTGCGTATGAGGTTTTTTGTCGGACTCCACCAACCATCGGACGCACAGCACTTCAATGCCGCGTTCGTGTCCGTGGTGCGCCTGCGAAACCGCAAGAGTGATTTCAAGGTTGCGGATTGGATTCTCGATAGCGGGGCATTCTCAACGATCTTGGTGCATGGCGGATACCCGGAACCAGTCGAGGAATACGCGGCTCAGATTCGGCGCTGGAAACAGTGTGGTAACCTGCTGGCGGCCGTCGCGCAGGACTATATGTGCGAGCCCGCGATGCTCGCGAAAACGGGGATGACCATTGCAGACCACCAGGGTCTAACTATTGCACGCTATGACGACCTGTTGCGCTGCGATACAGGCTGTTACATCATGCCTGTGCTGCAGGGCTATGCGCCTGACGATTATGTGAGTCACATTCGTCAGTATGGCGACCGGCTGGAACCGGGTGCGTGGGTCGGTGTCGGCAGTGTCTGCAAGCGCAACGGCGACCCAAGGGCTATTCTCAACGTTCTGATCGCGATAAAAACGGAGCGCCCGGACTTACGGCTACACGGATTCGGTCTGAAGACTACGGCGCTTGCGAATGGCGTGATCCGCGCTCTACTGGAGACCGCTGATTCGATGGCATGGAGTTTCGCAGCTCGGCGGAATGGAGGCAACGCGAATGATTGGCGCGAGGCACAGGGGTTTGTATCCACGATCAGTCAAGAGTGCGAGTACCAATCTCATTTGATTGAGGACTATGTATGAGCAACGCCGAAAAGGAAGCGATCATCAAGACCGCACGCGCGCTCGACCGCATCGCGATTCCGCTGATCTACGCCGGCGCCAGCCCGAACGAGGCGTACCGCGCGGCGCTGAAGAATATGGAAAACATGGGAAACTCACAACACTTTCGTGGCACAGCGAAGATGTACCTTGATGCCGCGGCGAGAGCGCGGTAAAATGGATGTGCGAAATTAAGTGCGCGGCTGATCCCCGCGTACGGACCGGCTCGGTTGGGGCGACCTCTGACCGCTGCCAACCGACCGGGCCGCCTTCGCGGAAGTTCAGAGGGTAAACTTGACATACCGCATACGCGACTGGAACGAGATTTTTGAAAACAACCGCACGCGCGAACTAAAGCGCCTAGAGTGGGTTCCTGTGCCCAACAAGATGGACGGCTCCGGGTACCGCGAACTGATCGACCACGAGAACGGCGCCGGCCACCTCGGCGCGTGGTACGCGATTCTAGAGATTTCCAGCCGTCAGAAGGTGCGCGGCACAATCCCGCAGGAGAGTGCGGCAGAGCGCGGCGACATCCCGCAGGACCTTGCGGCGACCTGCCGGTGTCTCTCGCGGGTGTCTGGATTGCCGACAAAAGTGTTCACTGAGGTCATTCCGCGTTTGGTGCAAATTGGCTGGGTAGAGGAACTGGAAACCGTTAGGAATCTAAGAGATCGCACAATCCCGCAGGACGATGCGGAAAAGTGCCTATCGCGCGCGCGAGAAGGGAATGGAATGGAAGGGAATGGAAAAGAACAAAAGCATGTCGCTACCGCGACCAGCGCGCCGGAAGAATTTCAGTTATCCGCCCCTCCACCAAGCCCCGTTCGACCCTCTGTACCAGCCGGGCCAACGTTCGACGACTGGTGGAAGCTCTACTGGAACCACGACGCGAAGAAAGACGCGCTCAAAGCATGGCCAGTAGCCGTGAAAAAGAAAGGCGCACAGTTCCTGGTGGATCAGGTGACCGCGTATCGCCAGCGATTCGAGGAAACAGACAAGTGGGAGTTCAAGTCACGAATGCTACCGGCGACGTGGCTGCGCGGAGAGCGGTGGAATGATAAATGCGGACCGGAAGTAGCGCGCAATGGCTCACGGGCACCAGCGCGGCAGAGTAGGTCCGATGCGATAACAGAAGCGTTGAAAGGATTTGATGAATGATTTCCAACCAAGTTCTCAAAAAGCAAGTAGATCGACTCCTCAGGCTCCCGTACACGTCGCGAGACCCCGAAGACCTGCGCGGATTAGCCGAAGAGTATCGGCGCGTGTTGCGCGGCTGCTGCCGCAACGATGAGCACTGCGTAGCCGTCGTAGACGCGGCCATCGACACTCCCCGAGATCGTGCAATCTCGCCGGCCGATTTGGTGGCTTCGTCGCACACGATCCGCGATCCTCGGTCAAGTGCACCCGCAGGCTGCGAGGCGTGTAATGGAACGGGATGGGTGCAATCGACGCGCCGCGTTGTCACGGCTGCAGGCGAGTACGAAGCCGACTATTCGGCGTTGTGCACGTGCGCCCTCGGTTCGTTCATTCGAGAAGGCGAGCGTGAAATGCTACAGCGAAGGAGAAGCGCATGAGGACCACCGAAACCTACGAGACGTTCTGCCGCCACTGCCTGGCGCGGTTCGAGCGTCGCACGCTGGACGAATCGCTCAAGGCGACGGAAGAGCATGAGCGCGAGTGCGGGAAAGCGAAGGTGACCAATGACGCGCGATGAGTACGTGGCCCTCCATGGCGTCGAACCGCACGACGAAGGCTACTGGGGGCCCGGTGGCGTTGACGTCGCCGGCCGGTGGGGCAACAAGGTCCACATGCAGCGCGGCTGCGATTACCACGTGTCTGGCGTCGACCACGGAGGCCCGGGCCAAGTGCGGAAGATCAGTCAAGGCAGGAAGGCACATCGCGGCTACGCGAGTGGGAGTGACGGGAAATTATGACGCGAAAATCAGATCAGACGCGCATGGCCAACGAGCGGCGCGCCGAGCAACTCCAGATCCGCGCGGCACTGGCACGGACGCCAGAGAGCAAGCCACGCGCATGGAAGTGCAGCATCACGCCGGCCGACGTGCGCACCGGCCGCGAGTACGAGCGCGCCGCTATCGCCGCGGCAGAGCGAGAAAGCGACGGACGCATGACGAAATCGGAGTTGGTCGCACTGGACACGGCGCTTGCGAAACTGCAGCGATGGGTGGACGAAGAGTATCCGCTAGACATTTGGGGTTTCGAAACACTGGCCGAAGCGCGAAGTGTGGTGGAAGCGCAGATCGCTCGCATTGATTTGCGCGAAACCAGGGGGCGCGGGTGAAGCGAAATTGCACTCGATGTGGCTCGCGCAAGACGGTCAGTAACGGAAAATACTTGTCGTGTCAGGAATGTGGGTTCTCGCGCGAGATTAAGCCGCCTGGAAAAACGAGGGGGCGCGAGTGAGTTGGTTCTGCCATCGCTGCAAAGTCGAGGTCAAGCAAGAGCGGTGCCCACACTGTGGGAAGTCGGAACGCGAGCGTGCTCTTCGCAAATGACGCGGTTTGCGGTAGGATAGCGGACAGATAGCGGACACTTTGCCAAAACAATTATTCCAGCCCGGCACACCTAAACCGCCGAATTCCGGTCGCAAGAAAGGCACCGGAAACAAGGCCACCATCGCCGCGCGTGTGGCTGAGCGCAACGCCGATCCGGCCGACGTACTGATCGATCTGTACAGCGACCCGAAGGAAGATTCGAGCATTCGACTTCGCGCGGCCGCCGAGATCTTGCAATACATCCACCCGAAGAAACGCAGCATCGAGCAGCGCTTCGTCGACGGCGAGGGTAACGACCGCGAGTTGCTCGACTTGGCCAGCGTCCGCGCGTACATGCAAGCTATCCCCGATGCTTGACCCAGTAACCTTCCAGCACAAGTTTCTCAGGCGCCGACTCTGGGACAAGCAACAGCAGATCTGTCGCGCTATCGCAACCAAGCGCAGCGTCTCAATCAAGGGCTGCCACGGATCGGGAAAGACCTTCGTCGTCTCGGGAATGGTGCCATACCAATGCAGCGGAAACGATGAAATCGTTGTGCTGTGGATGGCTCCGACGCTGCGCCAGGTAAAGACCGGTTGGGGCGAAGTGATCGAGGCAATCGACAAGCTGCCGTACCGCGTACCGATCCCGACCACCACGCGATGGGAGATCACGCCGAAGTGCTACGCGCAGGGCTTCAGTTCTGCGAAAGGCGTCAATGCGCAGGGCTACCACGGCAAGCGCGTCGTGATTATCATCGATGAGGCAATCGGAGTCGGCCCTGACGTTTACGACGCCATCGAGGGAATCCGATCCGCCGGCGACGTGAGTGTCGTGAAACTCTGCAATCCGACCGTGCCAAGCGGTCCGGTGTTTGATGACTTCGCGAAGTTCCGCGCCACTCCTGGCCACCAGTGCATCACGATTTCCGCATTCGACACACCTAACCTGCAAGGCCTGACGCTCGAAGAGTTGCTGGCACTCCCCGATGAGGCGCTTGACTACGCGCCGTTCCCGTGGCTCACACGGCGCCGCTGGGTCAAGGAGATGTACTTCAAGTGGGGTCCGCAGAATCCCCGCTTTCAAAGCCGCGTGATGGGCGAATTCCCGACACAGGGCCAGTGGGCAGTCTTTTCGCTTGCCTGGATCGAGCGCGCCGACCGCGAGCCCACGGAAGAGGAAATAAGGCGCTCTAAGGGCTGCCTCGTTCAGGTGGGTGTAGACGTCGCGGCGGGCGGCGACGACGAAACGGCAGCCTGCGCCCGCGTAAATGGCATAGTGCTGGACCGCGCCGCGTGGAGTGAGGCGGATCCGCGCGGGTCACTGGTCGCCTGGATCCATGCGCTGAAGCGATTTGGCTACGCGCTCGGTCCAGTGGTGGTGGACACGGTTGGCGTCGGCCACGGCATCGCGCTGCACCTGGCCGACCAGCGTTTCGATGTGCGCGGATTCAAAGCCGGCGCGGCCGCGATGGACTCAGAGCAGTTTCTGAACGCGAAAGCTGAAGCGTATTTCCGGCTGCGCGATTGCCACAAAATCAATTACGTGTCGCACATGCCCAGCGCGATTGACGAGGACGTGAAGGCGCAACTGTCGGCAGTCGAGTACCGGGAGCTCTCGCGCGGACAAATCCAAGTCGAGCCGAAGGAAGATGCGCGCAAACGCGGAATCGCATCGCCAGATCGGGCAGAAGCGCAAGTCATGGCGTTCTGCAAGTGCGTGCCCCGTGAACAGGTCATCCAGATGGGATCGCGCGGGTATCAGATCAGCCCGATATAACGGGACGAAGCACAGCTTGCTGGTCGCGTCCGTGCGAAGCGCGGGAGAAGAACACAAGAGTATTAAATCTCCGGGCTTATCGCGCGCGAACGCACGATTGTAATGACATTGCGAGCTGCCTGTCAACTGTGCCGAATCATCACGATACAAACCTACGGTATTTAGGGACTAAACGCTATTGACAGATACCGAACGTATCGTGTAGTATCAATCCTCGTATGGCGCAAGTTCACACGGTAGTGCCGGATGACGTTTTCAAACGCGCTCGGATTGTGGCAATCAAGGGCGGGATGGTATTCAAGCAATGGGTCGCGAAAGCCATCGAAGAGAAGACAGAGCGCGACGAGCGAAAGGCGGCGAAGTGATGCGCCGCATCCGAGGCATGGCGCGCCGGCTCAAGCGCTGGCACTGCAGATACTTCCACGCTGGTGGCATTATGTTCGCCGGCGGTCGCACTTACGAATGCGTCGTCTGCGGCGAGCAATACGAGCACCCAGGCTACAACGGGCCGCTGAAAGCGAGGGACCTGCGGTGAGCCAACCAACCGTGTGTGCGGTGTTGCTGGTAAACGGGCGACCTGAGATGGTCAAGCGCGCGATTGCGAGCTTCCGCGCGCAGACTTACGAACGCAAGCGGCTGCTGATCGTGGCATCCGATCTCAGCGATAACGGCGTCACGCATGCCACGCTGATGGGCAATCCCGGCAGACCACCTCGCCTAGCACAAACGATCTGTCACGGCGTACAACACTCGTTCATGCCGTTCGATGCGATCCCGAGCGAAGTGCAGTTGACTGTGTCTGCCAACCACTACAAAACCATCGGGGCTTTGAGGAACTTTGCTGGCATTGGCGCGCAGGCCATGTCATGTGACCTCATTGCGCATTTTGATAGCGACGATATTTCGCACGCGCGCCGTCTCGAAGAGCAAGTCGCGCTGCTGGAGGCCTCCGGCAAGATGTGTGTCGGCTTTCGTGAGTTGCTTTTCTGGGACACACGATGGGCTGATCTTGGATCGCCATATGCAGACCCAACCAACAAAGCGTGGCTCTACCGCAACCACCAGGCGAACTGGGCGGCGGGCGCGAGCCTCATGTATGCCAGATCTCTCTGGGAGCGGCAGCCCTTCGACGACGCGCCGCACGAGGACACGCGGTGGATGCGCACGGAGATGGTGAGCCGAGAGTGCGTGAGCGTGTCTTCGCTGAAAGATCCACTTGGCGACCCGCTACAGACGGCTACGAAGTGTGGGCCGCGCATGATCTGCGGCATACACACGAGTAACACTGAGGGCTACGACCGCGCCGTGATGCTGCGCAACCCCGACTTGTGGCGAAGGGCGCCGGAGTGGGACAAGTACGCTGAGGAGAAAATGCGATGCGCTTGAATCTTGGATGCTCTACCGATTTGCGCGGCGGCGATTGCATCAACGTGGATCTCGTCGCGCCGACGCAGAGCACTTCCGACGTGCCCATCGCGGACGCCAGGATAGCATTATTCGACCTGGGGCTACCTTGGTCGTGGAAAGACTCCAGCGTCGAGGAGATCTACGCCGCGGATATTTTCGAGCACATCGGCGATTGCGATCACACGTGGCGCATGAAGTGTCAGAAGTGCTGCCCCAACTACCACGAGATACGATATCGTCACTGGTCTGGCCGCATCCACGTGATGAATGAGGCGTGGCGCGTGTTGAAGCCCGGCGGCATCCTCGCGATGGAGTGCCCCGACGCGGCGAAGGGCGCGGGGCAGTGGCAGGATTGCACGCACGTCCAACCTTGGACTCCCAACGGAATCCAGTACTTTCAAGATGGATCGCCAGCATGGAAAAGGTTCCATGAGTCCTACGGTATTTCTGCACGATTCAAAGTCCATTCCATCACTGAGAGAAGTTACACTGAGATGGCTGGATCTTGTAAGTGCGAGGTCTGGAAATTCACCGCCATTCTGGAAGCCATAAAATGAACCTTGGAACCGCCGCCGAAAGACTCCTTAAGCATCGCGCCGTTGTAGCCTCTGGCTGTTGGTTGTGGACCGGCTACACAAAGCGTGCCACAAAAAACAAGCCGTACTTGCCATACGGTTACATCCACATCGGCAGTCGCACTGACAAGACGTCCAAGGCGGTTCAAGTACAGCGCGTTGCTGCCGCCGTATGGATGGGGCTAGATCTTTCCCGCAGTGACATTCACGTCCTGCACAAGTGTGACGAACCGCGATGCTTCAACCCGGACCATCTTTACTTCGGTGACAATATCGCTAACGTAAAAGACCGACACTCAAGAGGGCGTTCGCGCGGCGGTACTTCGCGCACTCGCGTGTGGACAGGCTTGGAGATGGCAAGATGAGTTACAGCGTAATCATACCGAGCCGCAGCATCGCCAACCTGACCGCGTGCGTGCGGCAGATCCGCGCGATGGGCGAAGCGGGACGCATCATCGTTATTGACGACGGCCTTAACAGTTCATGGCAAGAGTACTTTTCGCTTGGCCCAATCGACCTCATTCAGGGACTCGATCCCTTTGTGTTCGCGCGCGCAGTCAATCAAGGCATCCGCGCGGCAGGCACTGACGACGTGGTGCTGATGAATGACGATGCGCTTCTGCGGACGACGCGCGGTTTCGAGTTGCTCCAGCGCATCATGCACCCCGCGTTCGGCGCGATCTGTCCAGGATTCACGCACGGGTCAGTGGGCACGCCAAGCCTGGTCAATCGCGGTCGTGGCGAGTTGCGCGAGGCCAGTCCGATGCTCGTGTTCGCGTGCGTCTACATCCCGCGCAGCACCATCGATCACGTTGGACTGCTCGACGAGCGGTTTGGCGTGAACGCCGGCGGTCCGGGCGCCCGCGGTTACGGGCTCGAGGACGACGACTACTCGCTGCGCATCTGTCAGGCTGGACTGAAGCTCGGCGTGTACGATGGCGTGCTGGTCGACCACCTGCCAGAGTCCACGGGGCTTAAGTCCACGTTCCGGCACGACCCCGCGCACCCGCACGATGTGAGGGCGCACGAAGACCTGTTCACGGAGATTCACGGCCACTGGCCGGAAGGGCACGGCTTCGCGCCGGGAAAGTCGAGGTCAAAGTAATGGAGTATTCTGCTCTCAGTTATCCGGTCTACGATGATGATTTGCTTTTGGGTCAGTCAATCCCAATACCGGGCTGGTTCGCCCGCGAGAACCGCTTGAATCTGGCAAAGTTGATAATCAAGTGCAATATCAAATCGGTAGTCGAGGTTGGTTCTTTCCTCGGGCTGTCGGCTGTTTGGTTCGCGCAGCGCGTCGAACAAGTCCACTGCGTCGACACGTGGTTCGAAGGAGCCACTTATGAGTCGGAAAATAACCTCGTAGGCACGTTGCGCCGATGGGACCTGCCGCGCGATTTCTTCCCACTGTTCCGCGCCAACGTGATGCGCTCGGGCGTGTGGCACAAGATCACGCCGATCAAAGGCGACTCGCACTACGTCCACGGTGAGGTGCCTGTGGCCGACCTGGTGTATCTGGATGCGCGCCACGATTACCGCTCGGTGTGCCGCGACATCGAGATCTACCAGGACAAGGCGCGGGTTTGTTTATGCGGCGACGACTACTCCGTGCGCTATGAGTCCGACGGAGTAACCCCAGCGTTCGGTGTCATCGAGGCTGTCAACAGACTACTGCCAGACGCGCAGCACGTAGGGCCGTTTTGGTACTGGGTGCGACCATGACCATTGCGGGTTTCAGGGATCTGGCAATAATTGTAGGCACGACTTACATGTTAGTGCGACTGATCCTAGACGATATTCGATGGAGGAGGAAGTGACCCACCTACCGCTCACGCCGTGGCGCTACGGCGAACCGATGGACGCGTGGCTGTACCCGCACGTGGCGCAGAAGCTCGAAGAGTTGATACGCAAGCACGACATCCGCACGGTGCTGGAGATCGGCACGTGCTACGGCTGCTCAGCGATCTGGTTTGCACAGCGCGTCGAGCGCGTGACGTGCATTGACACCTGGGGAGACATCCCCGAGCACGGACTGTACAGCGTCTACAAGAAATTCATCGCCAACACGATAGCCGCTGGCCTGTACGACGGCGACCGGCTCTACTGGATGGTGGCGAATTCTCATGACGTGCTGCCCATCGCCTCGTCTTACGACCTTGTGTACCTTGACGGTGACCACACTTACGAAGGCGCGAAGCAAGATATCGAGATGTACGGGCCACTCGCACGCAAGGTACTGTGCGGCGATGACTACGACGTCGAACTGCCGAGCGTGGCCGGTGTGATTCGCGCGGTCGATGAGTGCGTGCCGGATCGGCAGACGCACGGAAGGTTTTGGTGGAGGGAGTAGAAGGCGTGAAAATACTCAATTTTGTGCTGGCATTGACGGGAGTGGTGATATTAGCCTTTATGGCAAAGATGGCTTGGGGAAATGTTCCGCTGGAGGCATTCAGCGGCATCGTGTGTTTCGCATGGTGGCGTGTGGTACGGGCCATCCGAGCCATACCAAGAGAAGACTAAATGAAGCTCCTAATCACCGGCTCAGTCGGATTCATCGGTTCGTACGCGGTCAAAGCAGCGCTCGCACGCGGGTGGGAGGTTGACTCGCTGGACATCCGCGCTCGACCACCGCGCAATGCCGATGTGCGGCTTCTGACCCGCATGGAGTGCGACGTCGTGCTGCACCTCGCGGCGTACAGCAGCAACGCGGGGTTCGCGGACAATATGGCCGACAACTACGCCTGCAACGTGATGGGCACGTGGAACGTGCTGCGACTCGCTGCACAGAGTGGCGCTCGCGTGGTGTACGCCAGCAGCAGCGCGGTATACCGTCCTGACATCAGGGATAACTGGGAGCATGACACAATCGACCCGCGCGACGTTCACAGCCACTACGCGAAATCGAAACTCATGAACGAGATGATGGCGGCATCATACCAGACCGCTGGCGTTAACTGCCTCGGGCTGCGGATCTTCAACGCGTACGGCGCGGGCGACGAACTCAAGGCACCCGGCAAGCAAGCGCCGCCGACGTGGATGCGCATCGCGAAAGAACGCGGCGAGCCAATCGTGATCTACGGCGACGGGACGCAGGCCAAGGACTTTATCCACGTGTCGGATGTCGTGGAGTGCATCATGCGGCTGATCGAGTCGGACGCGACCGGCATCGTCAACGTGGGCACGGGCGTGGCGACAGGCTTCAATGGGCTCGCTGCACTGATCGGCGTCGATCAGAAGCCTACGCCTAAGATCGAATACCGTGCAATTCCCGATCCGGCGAGCTACCAATTTTTCACGCGCGCCGACACAACGCGGCTGCTGTCGATCATCGGGGCGTACGAATTCAAGAGCATCGAGGAGGGCTTGGCCCTGTGAAGGAACTTCAGACCAGAGTACACGTGGCGGGACAGCCCACAGGGCCTATTCAGAAATGCGCGCGGCGCGGCGTCACGTTGATCGATTACCGAAACTCCGCAGGCATGGGCGAATGGTCTCCGTCTTGGTGGGCTGTTGGGGCATTCATCGGAGTCACAGGGCGCGTCGACGGTAGCCTATGTAATCCAACTGGATACGCGGTGCTCGCGATGGATGCCAGTGCTATTGATGAGATCCGTTGTGACGGAGTGCCGCAGTGAAGATACAAGCGTTTGTTCCTGTTTTTTGCGAGGCCGACGTCCTCCCGCACACGCTGCGCCATCTGCATGAGCAGGGCTGCGCGGTGCATGTGATCGACGGGTGGTCGACCGACGGCAGTTGGGAGATTGCGGAGCAAGCCAGCGCGGGCTGCATCGGCGTGACGTGCGAACGATTTCCCGCGACCGGTCGCGACTCGATACAGAATTGCACCGCGATTCTGAAGCGCATCGAGGATCTGGCTGCGGAGTCCGACGCCGACTGGTGCCTTTACACGGACGCGGATGAGTGGCGGCGCGCAGTTTCCTTTGATCCCCCGTTAAGGTTCTCAAGGTCTGCCGCTCCGCAGGCGATCTATACGCTGTCGCAGGAAGTCAACCGTATCGACGCGATGCGCTACAACGCCATCGACTTCCGCGTGTTCCAATTCTACTGCATCGACGACGGATGGCCCAGGTGCGGCAAAATGATAGATGGCGTATGGCACCAGGAAGCCATGGACCCGGAGAAGTACTTCACGCGCTACGACGAGTCCGACTGCATATCACGAATCCCTAACCGCAAGCTCTGGAAGAACGTGGGTCGCGTGCAGTTGGCCGGCGGTGGCCACGAGGTCACATTCCCCGGCATGCGCGTCTACCCGCAGAAGTTCACCATGAAGCACTACCCGTTCCGCACGCCCGAGCAGGCGCGGCGAAAGATGGAAACGCGACTCGCCCGGCGCCGGATGGAGGAGCACGCGAAGGGTTGGGGAGTCCACTACGACCAATACCCTCCTGGGTTCGACTTCACGTGGGATCCGGCGAAACTGCTGTACTGGAAAGACACGAGGAGTCCGCTACCGTGATCCCCGAGAAGCTTACGTCGATCAATCGCAAGCGCATGATTCGGTTAATCGCGGCTTCGGCTCCGTGGCTCACCCATGGAGACATCGCCAAGTGGGTTGGTGGTTGCACGCGCAAGTACGTTTGGGCAGTGCTAAACTCAGCCACATGAAGGCCACGCTGAACCGCTGGCTTGCCGCCGCTTGGCGCAAGCTCAACCCGCGCAATCCCGTTCCCGCACTTGTCGCTGAGAATCGCGCACTGTCGCAAGCTCTCGCCTCCCGCCAGTCGCGCCAAGATGAGCAACTCGAAAAGGCACGCCAGTTTTTGGCTGAGATCGTCGAGGCGCAGAGCATGTGCGGCTCGGGCCCGTGGCAAGCGCAGAACCTCGGCGGCCGCGATGTGCCCCAGGTGCGGCTGCCCGTGCGCGTGGCGGAATCGCTAGGTCTGCAAGAGGCGGGACCAATCGGCGACGTGAACCCAATCGGCGCTTACGGCATGTACGAGTTGATCCTGCAAAACGTGCAGTGGCAACGCGAGATAAACTACTCGTGGCTCGAATTCACGCGGTGGGGCATTCAGCAAATCATTCTCATTTGTCGCCTGTACTACATAAAGAATCCGATTCCGCGCCGCTTGGTGGATGTGATCGCGCAATACACGTTCGCCCGAGGGTTCGATGTCACGACGGACGACGAAGACGCCAACGACGTAATTAAGCAGATTTTGCAAAACAATGCGAAGACCTTTGGCCACGTCGCGCTCACTGCGCAGCAGCGCTCGAAGGTCACGGACGGGAATCTGTTCTGGGTCTATTTCACTGACCCTGGCACCGGCGAGTGCGAAGAACGCTTGATCGACGCGACCGAGATCCAAGACATCTGGACGGACCCCGAAGACGCCGACGTACCGCAATACTACCAGCGCATCTGGACACAGCGTGCGCACGACGCGGAGAGCGGATCGAGTGCTACGCGCACCCGTAAGGCGTGGTACCCGGCGATCAATTTCGACCCGCCAGTAAAGCCACCGACGATCAACGGCGATGAGGTCATGTGGGGCTCGCCGGTCTACCACCGCAAGATCGGCACAGTGGGTAAGTGGCTGTTTGGCTGCCCGCCGATGTACCCGATGATCGACTGGGCGAAGGAGTCGCGCCACTATCTGGAGTCGTGCGCATCGGTGGCGCAATCGCTGGCACAGTGGGCCACGGTGGTGACCACGAAGGGTGGCCAACAAGCCATCGAGGGCATCAAACAGCAGATGCAAACGCAGGTGGGCCCCGGCTCGCCGATCTACGACACCAACCCGGAGGCGGTAGCGGGCGGCGGATTCGTGAGCGGCCCCGGCACCACGTTGAAGGCATTCTCGACGCAGGGCGCCGGGCTTGACCCCGAGAAGGTGCGCCGCTATCTGCTGTTTTGTTGCATGTGCCTCGGCATGCCGGAAACATTTTTGGGCGACGTGTCGACCGGCAACTTGGCGACGGCCACCAGTTTGGATCGGCCGACAGAAACCGTGTTCCTCAGCATCCAGGAAGAGTGGATTGAGGATATCACCGTCCGAATGTCGTACATGCTGTCGCAGAGTGCGAAAGCGCCGGGCGGGAAACTGCGCGAAGTTGCGAAAGGCGTGAAGATACGCATCGTGGCGGCAGAGCGCAAGATCGCAACCACGCCGTCTGGCGCGCGCTATTGGGGATTCCGTGAAGCGAAGCAAAAGCAGCCCGATGTCATCGAGGTGCGTGTGCAGTTCCCTGCGATCCGCGAGGGCGACATGGCAACGTTGATCGGCGCGGGCGTGCAAGCGTTGACTCTGGCCAACAAGGGCGGTCAGATCGTCGGCGTGGATGAGCGGGCCGGTATCCTCTGGCTGATGAAGCAACTTGGCCTAGAGAATGCCGAAGAGTTGATCGAGAAAATGTACCCGACGAGCGGCAAAGACAAGTACGACCCCAATAGGGCCAAAGAAGAGCTTCCGCCGCCGATCCAAAAGGCTCAGCCTGTCGCGGGTGTGCAGCCGCAACCCGGCGCGGTGCAGGCGACTGTGGCAACACAGACCGGCGAGCAGCCCGCGCAGCCTGCGGTCAAAGAGGCGATATTGCGGGCCACGGCGCGACTGAATGAGGCTGTCGCGGTGCATCTGGCAGACGATAAGGAGGACGATTGACTTTACAGCCTGCACCCGGAGTTGCTCTCGCACTCACGCCCGTTGAATCCTCGCACATCGCGGCTATCGGGTACTTGCAGGCAGAGCGCGTGCTGCTCGTGCGGTACAAAGACGGCGCGCTGTGGGCGTGGGGTGGCGTGCAACCACCGAATTGGGAATCTCTCCAGATGGCCGTGAGCAAAGGCCAATGGATGGCCACTTGGGCGCGCGTCACGGCGATGCCGGGAATCATGATCTCGAAAGGGGTGATGCCAACTGAACGGCCAAACGATGTCGACCCCGTTTCAGTAGCTGAGCCGGGCGGCAACGCGTCACCGTCGCCCGGCCCGCTCAACGTGATCGACGAGGAAGCAAGCCCGTGTTGTCGCATGTCGCTGGACAAGAGCCTTGCAAAGTTCCCCAACGCGACGATCATGTCGTGCGGCCAGTGCGGACAGGAGTTTGCGCTCGAGATCCTCTGGCCAAATCGATACTGGCGATGCAAGCCAGCGGTGGCGATTGTGAAGCCGCGATGGTAAATACATGCCGCCACCTCCGCCTGTCCCATGGAAGACAGTTCCGTTGCCACCAAAAAGCACGTGGTCTTGCAGTTACTGCAAGACAGAGAACGCTAAAGTGACTGGATATTGTCGTAATTGCGGGGCACCGAAATGAGCCTGCGCGCCATCACTGAGGCCGCGAACGAGCTGGCCGCGCTGCTCGAAAAGAGCGCGCCGAAAGGACTGCGCCATCCGAAACACGCGGTCCACGTCAAGCCAGCGCGCGCCGCGATAAAGCGCGTGATGGTGCATTTCTTCGAGCGGCAACGCAAGGCTGTGCTCGCGGCCGTCGCACCGAAGATCAAGCGCGAGCTCGTGCTCTACCCGCCGAACCTCAAAGAGTCGTCGCAGCAAGGAAAGACCTTCGCGCGTCAACTCATGCCGACATCGCTGCACCCGCTGTCATTCTCGCCGACCGCCGGCGAAACCAGCGAGTACAACGAGGCCATCACGGATCTGATCGGCGCTGCCGCGAAGAGTCTGGGAGCCACGGCAGGTCCCGACTTCGCGGGCGACTACTTGGCTGAGCACTCGCTGAGCAAGCTCACTGGCGGTCTGGATCGCACTAGCATCGAGCGATTGCAGGACGCGCTGGCGACCAGTTGGGACAAGGGCGGCGACTACGACTCGATGGTCAAAGCGATTACAGATGAGTTCGAAGACTTTACCACCACCCGGGCCGAACTAATCGCGAGGACTGAGGCGAATGACGCATATTCGGGAGCGCGCCAACAGATCGCTGTCGAAGCTGGGCTCGACGAGAAGCGTTGGGACCCGGACGGCGATGCGTGCCCCGAGTGTCAGGCGAACGCCGATCAGGGCTGGATAGACATCGAGGATTCCTTCGACAGCGGCGACGATGCGCCGACCGCACACCCAGGTTGCGATTGCGGATGCGATTATCGGAAGTCGAGCGGCGACGAAGAGTAGCGTGTTCTGAAAACAGAACATTTTCAGGAATTTTCTCTGCGCGCGACAGATTCATCAGATACTCGATTTATGGACGCCCTGATGATAAACCCCCGAGAAGAGATGAAAAACGAAGCGCAGAAAGGCCTTTGCGTAGTTCTTGAACTGCACCGTGACGGACGCGGAATTACGGCGGTATGCTACTGCAACTATGAGAGCGCAGACCCCACGTTCATCCGCAGCCGGATGTTCAAAACGCGGAAAGGCGCTGAAGCTTACGCACGCCGCTTCCTGGGCGATGTGCTACGGAGGATAGCAGCATGATGGACATAACCTCCCAGGCTTTCATTCTAGGAATGGCTGTCGGGATGTTCATTAGCGGTGTCTCTCGCAGAGTCGGACAGCACCTGAACGATTGGGCCGATGCATCTCGCAGGCGGCGTGCCGTGGCTGCACTCGTCAGGCGTGGCGAGAGCAAGAAAACCGCCACAATGGCTGTCAAGAGGATGGATGCGGACTCCCTGCGGCGGTTCGAAGAGTGGGAGGCGACTGCATGGAAAGACGATTTCAACCGCCTGGAGGGTAAGCAGTGAGGATAACCAAATACCAGACACTGCATGGTTTTGTGAACGATCTAAACGCCCTGGCTTCCATCCCGGACCCAATCGTTATCGTGGCGGACCACCAGCACCGCGCAGTGTGGCTCAACATCAAGTCGGCGATGGTGCGGGCACATGAATTCGAGAAGCGCCAGGGCCGCGACTCAAAACTTGATCGTGTTCACTTGGAGGTCAAGCTGGACGATTCAGAACCCGGCTGGTACGTCGAGTCAGAGAAACCATCGCACCCAGTGAAGATTGTTGATACTACTTCGGCATGCCAGCGCTGCGGAATGCTTAGGAACTGCGTCTGTCGGTTCATGGCTATCGATGAGGATCTGCCGTACTACGGCAAACTGCTGGAATCTGGGGCGTGCGTTGATGCCGATGGGACCGTGACGACGGATCTTTCAAGCATTATTGCGCTGATGAGAGACTGCGCTTTTGACGATGATTTTCCGCATCACAGCCGAACTTCCCCGCTTGACGAAGATATCGAAGATATCCCACCGTACACGCCGCCCGTAGAAGTGCATCCCGCAACTATGCTTCCACTCATGCAATTCCTGACCGCTGAGATCGTGCGAGAAGATAATGCGAGGTGTCCGTATTTGAATGACCACGTGCTGCACGTGCCAGGACAGGAGCGGTTTGAGAAGTTCTGCCGATGGCAGAACGAAGCAAGGGAGGAATTCAAAGCCCGCATGATCACTAGCCTGAAGGACGGCACGCGGGAATTCGGAGCGCCCTGGGAAGTTGACCCTAAACTCCCAGCGCCTCTTGAAAAGCGGTGACAACCTGCGAACGACCAATATCCAACGCGCCCCGCATAAAACCGAACCCCGCGAATCCAGTGCCCTCGGAATAGCTGAACGGTCCCGCCCACTCGCCCGCTGCGCCGCGCTGGCGGATGCCGAACTCTACATATGGCGCGTAGGGAGCGGAGTACGTTATCAGTCCGGTGACGCGCTGTCCACTCCACGTGACCGAATAAGATCCCGAACTCTTCAATCGCCCGGTCTTGACCGGCACGCGCGATTGGCTGATCTCAAGCACGGCAGCGGCGGCCGCAGTCGCGCCCGCGATGAGCTTGGGCACCAGCAGCGCTTCGAGACGCGAGAACGATCCCGCTTTGAACGTCGATTTCGCGCGAAAATTCACGGCTCTATCGTAACACCGACACCGCGCCCTCAGTGACTCGCAGCAGGAACGCGAGCAGCCCGCAACCCGAAGCAGATGCGCCCGATCTCCGACAACTTGGGGCTGGCGGCAAAAGCGTACACCAGCAGACCAATGAGCGCGATCAGAAGCGACAAGTAGATAATCATGCCTCATCGTATCGCGTGGGAGTTGCGCGGGCGTGGGCGTTGCGATACACTTCGTGCGTCAACTGAATTTTCCTCTGAGAAACGACTAGCACCCGCCGGGCGTGAATCGAGGTGGAATTCCTTGGGGCGCTCGGCGGTTTTTTATGGGGCGGGTAAGCCGGATGGGTGTCCGGCGCGGCGATGAGTCGCAAGCCAAGGCGGTTCGAGTCCGCGCCTGCACCGCAAATCTGATACAATCCCCGCATGCAATGCTACACGCTGCCTGACATCACGCCAGCCGGATCTGTGGTCAACCTCGGCACTGCTGCGACTTCCGCCGGAGCTCCGACCCGGGCGGTCTGGGTCAACATGACGGCCAGTGGCACGAGCATCCGCTACGGCGATGCGAACGTAGGCGCGACCCGCGGGCAGGCGCTCACGACCGGCGTGCCGTTTCTTGCGTGTCCTCGCGGTGACAATCCGCAGAGTCCGTACGACTTGAGCAAGATCAACGTGTACGGCGCCAGCACAGACAAGGTGTCAATCACGTACGGTTATTGAGTCTTCGACGCGCTCTCGTCTGCTACCGCGGGCCCTGGTAGCGCGCGAAGAATCGACGCCACCTCAGCACCCATGAACGGCCGGCCGGCGTACTGCCCGAAGTAGACCGCCGCGTCTTCCTTGGTCGCGAGTATCCCACGTATCAATCCCCGGCGCTCGGCGCGCCACTCCAGCATGTCGCGGTACTCTTTCTGGTACTTGGACCGGCACTCCTTGCACCACGCATCGCCCTTGCTAGCATTGGCATCTTTGCACTTCGAGCACACCTTTTCGGCGGCAGTTTCTTCGGCTGTCGGCATATGCCAAAACATTCTATCGCAGATTCGATTTTTAAAAATAATCGTGCCATTTCTTGGAACGGTGGAAACAATACGCTTATCATCTTCGCGTGAGCATGCTCCGTGCGGGTAACTTGATTCTGGCGCAACGCCTCCAGGAAGCAAGCGAATCTCTCTCGTCAAATGAACTCCGCAGTAAGCTCGCGGACGCCGTCTCGAAGGCGCACGAGGGCACCGCATCGTACGGCAATTACATCGACCACACCGGCGACGAAGACAGCGGAGACTGCATTTACCAGTGCAGTGGCAACGGCGAGTCGAACACGATGAAAGCGCCCTACAGCAAGGGCACTGACACGAGCGACTCCGATTACACGGTCGACACTTCGAAGTCCGTCAAGGTTGCGCCGCGCATGTCGTACGTCGAGCAGCCGGACGAAGCGGACCACTACAGCGCGATGGAGTCCGCGAAGCTGTACACCAAAGGCGCGGTGCCGATCTGCGAGCGATTCGTGAGCAAGAAAGAGCGTGACGCGGCGGGCAGCGGTGACTTCGCGGGCAAAAACAAGTCCTTCCCGATCCTCAAGGCTGCCGATGTGTCGGCTGCCGCATCGAGCATCGGGCGCGCGGGCAGCGACAACTACTCCACCGACGTCATCAAGCGCAACATCATCCGGATCGCGAAGGCGAAGGGCTGGGCGAGCGAGTTACCGAAGGCGTGGCAGGACGGCGCGACGGACACCAGCGAGTCGCGGCGCACTCGCGAAGCACGCAAGCCGATGAAGGATTGTCCCGACTGCGACGGCACGGGCGACGGCAAAGACGATGATGACTGTGACACGTGCGGCGGAACGGGGAAAGTCCCAATGTTCGCGAAGTCGAAGGAATCTCGCGCCTCCACTGCCGGCGGACTGAAGTTGGTTGAGACTACCATGCGCGCTTCGGATGCCGTGCTCGAATTGATCGAGTCCGCGGCCGGTGCGGAGATGGAAGTCAAGCTCATTGCTCCCGGTAAAGGCTCTTCTGCCTTCTACACCCCCGAAGCCCTCAAGCAATCTGTGGTCGATGGCATTTTCGACAATGCGCAAATTTACATCAACCACGCCACCAGGGCCGAAGAGTCGGAGCGTCCCGAGGGCAACTGGCATGATCTGGCGGGGGGAATTAAGGGCAAGCCGTACTACCTGGAATCCCACAAACAAGGCCCGGGGTTGTACGGCAAGGCTGTGTTCACGCCGCAGTATGCGCCCGAGGTTCGAGCAAAGGCGGCGATTTCCGGGATGTCGATTCGCGCTAATGGCGATGCCGTCATGGAATCCAGCGGCCGGCCGCAGTTGCGTGAGGGCGTTCCCGTACTCAAGAAATTCACAAGCGCCGAGAGCGTGGATATCGTCACTCGCGCCGGCGCAGGTGGAATGATTTTGACCGAATCGGCGCGCGGCGCCCAACAACAGGAGTCGTCTATGAACGCAGAAGAGAAGGCGCTACTTTCGCGTCTCGTCGAGAAGGATGTCAGGCGCGAAGCGATCGAACTCGGCGCGCGCACGCTCGAAGGCGTGTCGCTCAACGAGTCGGCCAAGATGTACATCATCGAGACGGTGGTTGACCGCGGCGTCCCGAAAGAAGCGGGCGCGCTCGACGGCAAAAAGTTCGTCGAGGCGGTCAACGCTGAGGCTCGCCGGTTCGGCGGCGCTATCGGCGCGGGTCCGCGGGTCACCGGCATGGGCGCGCCGCCTCCGGTCGAACTCACTGAGGCGCAACGCGCGACCATCGCGGCCAACGAGAAAGCCGAGGCCGACACCTACAAGGAATCCTGGGCCGCTCTGCTCGGCACGAATGACCCGAAGATCCTGGAGCGGGCCATGAAAGGACGGGCCAACTAACGTGAAAAACCAAGTCTATCAAGGCACGCCGACCTCGCCGCGCTTCGTGCTCCTGCCTTCGACGGTTCTGCCCGGCGATTTGATCCTTGTCGGCAACGAACCCGCGTGCTCGCTCAACGGCTACCAGGCCAACAGCGGCGGTGGCACGTGCTACTTCACCGGCACATTCACCGGAACCGTGGTGGGATCTTCGAGCCACTCGCCGTACACTCCCGAAGCTCTCGGACCAGGCGCGCCGCTCTACGCCAGCGGGACGCTCGACAGCGCAACCAACGTGACGACCGGGCTGCTGATTACCGGCACCACGAGCGACACGCCTTTCGGGCACATCGACCCCAGCGGGCCCGGCGTGAATTCCGGCGCGACCAACACCGCGACCAACATCAAGATCGGAGACTAACGACATGCTACGAATTGGAGCTCCCGAATACACGCCCGGCAATGACATGCACGGCGCGGTGCCACGCGGTGGCGGCGGCATGGAGTTTGCCGGTCAGTTGGCTGAGTGGAGTCACGATGCTCTCACTCCGCACGTGCAGGGCTATCAGATCGCTCACCAGCGCGCCACGACCGCGCACAATCGGCGCGTCATGGAAGCCGGTCGCTTGCTCAACGATGTCATCGCGGGCAAGCTCGAACCGTTGTTTTGGAAGGCCGCACTGACTCCCGGCGCTTGCAATCCGTACATCGTCGAGGCGCTGCGTCAAGAGTATCCGGCAATCTATCGCGTTAACGGTCGTCAGTTGAGCTTGCAGGAAACGATGTCTTCGCAGGACTATCAATCGCTGTACGCCGATGTGATTGACCGCCAGTACTACAGCAATTTCGCGGCGTGGCCCATCACCAACATGGACTGCGTCAAGTCTGCCGACCTGCGCGACTTCCGCACCGTGAAACGGTACATGTACGACGGACTAGTGACGCCGTACACCAGCAGCGACCCCGGCGCGCCCCCGAGCCAACAGGCGATGTTGGGACCAGCCCCGCAGAACGGCGCGATCCCCCCGACGTCTGTCACCAGCACGGCTGCCGTGACGTACTCGCCATTGCTGTACCAGTCGAGTGCATCGATCAACTGGGCGGCGTTCGTCGGTGACGACCTGGGAATCTTCCGCGACGTGCCGAAGCGCCTGTCGATCAAGGGTAATCGCGGCATCGCCAAGTTCATCACCCAGCAATTTTTCGACGTCAACGGCCCGAACACTTCCACGCCAGCGGCGAACCCGCTTTTCCAGAGCGGCTACCACAATCAGTTGACCATCGCGAACGGTGCCAGCAGCAACAACCCGCGGTTGAGTATTCAGGCGATTGTGGACGCGTACAACATTCTCGCCGGGCAGCTCGACGCGACCGGCGACCCCATCATGATCGGCGGCAAGATCTCGCTGTACTATGGCGCATCGGATTACGGCACCGCGAAGAACCTGGCCAACATGCTCGATGTCATGGTGAGCAACCAAGGCGGCGTGGCTGGAACTTCCGCGAATCTGATTGGCCAACTCGCCCGGGTGAAAAACTGGGCGATGGAAAACCTCACGCTGGTATACGACCCGTACCTGACGTTGGTGGCGACGAACAATCCGCACTCCTGGATGATGGTGTGCGACCCGATGTCGCAAGAGCGGCCGGGCGTCGAAGTTGGGTTCCTGCAAGGCTTCAAGGAGCCTCAGTTGTTCACGGAGATCCCGACCACGCAACGGATGGGCGGCGGACCCGATCCGACCATGGGAAATTTCTGGAGCAATAACCAGAATCTGAAAATCATGGGCGTTATGGGCGCGTCTCCTATGGACGGCAGGTCAGTTGTTGGTTCCAACGGTTCCGGCTCCTAGGACTTAGTAAGATCGCGGTAACAAGCCGCTACGTCATCTCGTAGGAGGCGGCGTAGCGGCTTTTGTTTTGAGTAAGTCAAAATGTTCACCTACATTCCAGGAACGCCAATCTTCTATGTCAGGTTACTCATACCTGACACCGTTGCGCCTGGGATATTCAGTGACGACGAAATCAACGGGCTGATGCAGATCAACTCACTAACCTGGCAAAGCTCGATGTACTACAGCTACCAGGGCGGTGCGATGAATCTGCCGCAGACGCCGAGTAACTTCCTGCGCGCGGCGGCGCTCGCGCTCAACACGCTGGCCGGTAACAGCGCGCGCTTGGCGGCAGTGACGCAACTGCTGGATGTGAAGCTCAACCCAGCGGCAGCCGCGGCAGCACTCAAGACACAGGCGCAGGCCTATTTGGATATGGACGACAATAGCGGCGCCTTTGCGATCTTCGAGCAGTGCGGGACTTCGTGGGCATTCCGCGATCGCTGGCTTAACCAACTACAGAGACAAACCGGAGGAGGCGCGGTTTCGTGAACAATGCTCTGGCTATCATCGGACTTGCTCTATCGCTCCTAACTTCCGTGGTGGCAGTTACGGCCGTCATTGTGCAGATGAGAACGAACATGGGTACCCTTTCCGAACAGACCAAGAAGCATGAGGAGAGGGAGGACAGGGCGGCTAAGGATGTCGCGGAAATGTTCGTCCTGCTGAAGACGTTTATCTCCGAGCAGACGGTGACTAACAAAATGGTCAACATGGCTCTGGAGAGTTGCATCAAGAAGCTCGAAGAAATGGACAAACGCACAGTCGAATCCGCAACCGTGGTGAGTCTGTTGACCGAGATTCTGGGGCGCAAATCCGTTGAGATTCGCGGGCTAACCATAGAGCCGCAAGAGAAGAAACAGGACGCGAAATGAAACCAACCGATCCAGTATCGCTGCTCGCCTGTGCCATCGCGACACAGGAAGGATTCTTCGTCGGCGCGACTATACCCGCGCTGCGCAACAATCCAGGCGACCTGGACTATGCAAGCCAACTCGGTGCCACGCGGCCGCAGCCGGGATCGCCTGACCCGTCGCTCGCCGTGTTCGCCAGCCTGCCGCTCGGCGTCGCCGCGCTCTACCGCCAGTTGTGGTTGCAGGTCGCGCAAGGGCAGACGGTACGACAGATCATCGAGCAGTGGGACCCCGGCAACCCCACGTACTTGGTGAACGTTTTGGCGTGGACGAAACTGCCGGCCGACGTGCCAGTGCTGGCATTGCTCCCCGCGCTGGTGGCGCTCAACAAATGAATCAGGACGCCATAGCGTTGGCCATCGCCGGTGTGATGCCCGCGGCTATCGCGACAGGTCTGTTCGTCTCGCTGTTCACGGCGATGGAACCGGTACCCACGATTGGAGTGACTGGCGCGGTGGAGTTCGACTACACGCCTGTGAGTGGGCTTGTCAACATCCCGTGCATTGCGGCGCCTGAGAGCCCCGCGAATATCGTAGCGACAGAGGTGCGCGCGCTGACCGAAATTACGGCGTCCGAAATTCGACATGTGCTCCTGGATGCCTGGTACCCGCAACTCGATGCCGGGTGGCGCGGCGAGAACAACGACGACAAGGGCGCATGGATCGCTCAGATCGACGGGTTCAATTATGAGATCAGTGGCGTTGAATCGGACAGTCAAACGACGCAAACGCGAGTCAAGGTTACGCTCGCGACGGTGTAAATATGAGCAGCCCAATGCCCCTACAACAGAAACTTCGAACGCTGGCCATGGCCGACGCCGGCATGCAGAGCTACCTGCTCGGGACGAACGGGACATTCCGATTCTTTGACGCGCAGCTTCCGAAGGGCTACGTGGGGCAGGGCACGTGCGTGACTGCCATGGTCGTGTCTAGCGTGCTCGACTACGTGCAGACAGGCCCGCTGTCGCTCGAATGGGTGCGAGTTCAGTTGAGCGTTTGGGACATGGATTCGGTCGTCGCCAAGAACCTCGCGAATTACATCCAGAATTCATGGATGCCGCGCGTGGACTGTGTGACCGATTCGCAATTCCAGTCGCCTCCGGGACCGCCGTTGAGCGCGGCAAACTTCAAGCTTTCGCAGCGAGGAGTACTCGATTTCAGTGTTATGCCAACGCCGGCATGGACCGAGATCCTCGATTTCCGTGTTGCCAACAACACGAACATTTAACCGCTTCACGAACCGCATCACATTCGAACAGGAGATAGCACAATGTCCACTCTCGCACTTCCAGCAATTGCAAGTTACAACACGAGTCTTTACCTCGGCGGTCCCACCAGCCCCCCGACTTACGTTCTCCAGGGGCGCATCGGAGACATCAAATTCAACGGCGTGTCCATCGACATGGTGGACGTCTCGAACCAGACGAGCCAAGCGCACCGCATGCTCGGGACATTGCTCAAGTCGGGCGCGCTGACTTTCACGCTGTACTGGGAACCGGCTGCCACTCAGGACCAGTCGCTCTTCAACATCATCATCACGCCTCCGCCCGCGTTGCAGCAATGGAAGGTGGTCTGGGCGCTCGGCACCGATGGCACCGCGTGGCTGTTCAACGGCTATCTGAGCAAGTTCACGCCCGACGCGTCGATTGCGAAAGCATTGACCTGCGCGTGCGAAATCACCATTGACAACACCATCAGTGTCGTCTATGGCGCCGGTCCGGTATAGGAGAGCCAAGTCATGCTCGCAATCACGTACCCTACCGTCAAGGTAGCGGGAAAGGATATTACTATCCGATTCTCGCTGCTCGCTGAATGCTTGTTGGGCACCTGGGGAATCACGCTCACTAATCTCTTACCGAAAGAGAACGCGGGCTACAAACTCCAGCGCATGCAGTTGCTGGCATCGTCGCAAGCCGACACATTCCCGGAGCCTCTCAAGTCTCCAGGCTGGCTGAAGTGGTCGCAGGAAGTCCAACGATCGGAGTGGCCAGCCATCGATGCCGCAATTGACGAAGCGATAAAAAAAGCATTGGCGGAATCGTCTCTAGACCAGCCGACAACTCCGCCAGCGGAGTAGATCCCTGGCTGGAACTCGAAGCGTTCGGCACATCCCGCTGGGGAATTGGGCTGTCAGAACGTAAGTTCTGGCGGCTCACCCGGCGTGAGTACGACGCCCATCTACGCCAATGGGAGCGCGCTCACGGCGTGCCTGCCCCACTCACGGATGAGCAGAAGGAGAATCTCGCGTGGGGCAAACACAAAATCATGGAGATGTGGGGCGCTGCTCTCGACAAGTTGACCCCAGAGCAGCGCGATAATCTCAAGCGCATGCGTGGGCCCGTGCAGGTCCAGGTTCCGTCATGGGTGAACTAAATGGCTGATGCGAACGAAGAAGTAATCGGGGCCATAGGCGTCTCGGTGACCGGCGACTATTCGTCCCTCGCCGCAAGCTATTCCTCCGCGCAAGACCAGGCGCAGCAGGCGGGCGAAGCCATCGCGGACGCGTTCAACCAGGGAGTCTCCGGCGTGAGTGACGCGGCGGATGTCGTCACCGAAGCTCTCGGCGGAATCGGGCCGGCCGGCGACGATGCGGCGTCCGGTCTCGATGACTTCGGGGAGTCCGCGGGCGAAGCTGGCGAAGCGGCCGGCGAGGCTGGATCCAAACTCGCGGAGATGGCTGAGCAACTCGCGGCGGTTGGTGAGGCGCTCGTAATCACCGAAGGTTTGACGGAGCTCGGCAGCGAGGCTCTGTCGGCAGCCGACGGCATCACCAAAGCCTCCATCGCGCTGACCAACATTACCGGATCCGGCGACACGGCACACGAGACCATCGAGGGCCTTGAGCAACTCGGCATGTCTGACGGGCTGGCCATGCCGTCGTTGCTGTCCGCTGCCACGCGCATGACTCAGATGCTGCCACCAGGCACGGACGTGGTAGCGCTGCTCGGCAAGGTCGCAGACGGTGCGGCTGTGATGGGTACGGACATCGAGTCCGCGGCCAATGTCTTCGACCGGCTCACGAACTCCACTTCGCTTTCCGCGAAACAACTGGGCACGTTCGGTTTGACGCTGACATCCGTGGTCAGCGCCATGAATCAAGTGGATCCAGCGGCCAACGCCACCGCAGACAGCGTGTCGGCGCTGTGGAAGACGATGGACCAATCGGAGCACATACAAGTGCTCCAACAGGCATTGCAGGGACTTGCAGGGACCGCTGAGCAAGTTGCCAATCAGACCTTCGGTGGCCAATGGCAAGAGTTAGCCAACGCCTGGGAAGGCATCATGGTCCAAGTGGGGCAGGCCATTCTGCCCGTAGTCTCTGACCTGCTGCAACTCACGAAGACAGATATCGTTCCGTTTTTACAGGGAGCGCTTGCCGAATTCAACTCGCTGCCCGCGCCGATAAAAGACGCGGCGGTAGCCGTTGGGATTCTCGCGGCTGCCGTCATTCCGGTTACCGGCGCGCTCGCGGCCGTGGGCCTCGCAGTAACCGGACTTGAGGGGTTGCTTCCGGCGCTCGGCGCACTCATGGCCACCATTGGTGGCGAAGCCGAAGCGGCAGCAGCGGGTGAGCACGCACAGGCAGTCGCTACCACCGAAATGGGCATCGCTGCAACTTCTGCCGTGCCGGAAGTCGAAGCGCTGGCCGTTGCCGAGCAACAACTCAGTTTCGGATTCGCGAGTGAGCTTTTGCCCGCTGTCGGCTTGGTGGGCGAGCAGTTCAGCCTCGAATTGCTGCCGGGAATAGAGGGCGTTGGAACGGGACTCGCCGCGCTCACTACCGATGTCGGGGCAACCGGCCTGGCATTAATGTCCATCGGCCCTATCACTGGATTGCTGGTGCTCACTGCCGCCAGCCTCAAGGATGGCTGGAATCAAGCGGCTTCGACCTTCGCCAATGTGTCCGGTACGATTCAGCAGTTACCTGGATACATGTCGGCAGTTTCGTCGGCAGGCGGAACTCTCGGAACGGTCGCCACCGATCTCAAGAGCGCGTGGAATACGGTCCTCACGGCATTCGAAAACTACAACACGTACTCGCTTGTTGCGAAGGGCATCAACCAAATAGTAGACGCGGTGGATCTGTTTACCGGCATCGTTCCGGGTGCCACGGCCATGACTACGGCGTGGGCTGGCGAACTGGACAAGTTGCAAAAGTCGGGAACGCAAAGCGCCGCCGCGACCGATGCAATGACCGCATCGTTCAAAGCCGCGGCATTGGCGGCGCTAGATGGCGGCAACGCACTTACGCCAGTCCAGTTGGCCATCGGAAA